TTCAAACAGTTTTCCGGATCCAGCAAAGCCTTCCATAGTTTCCGCAACCCTGTTATCAACAGCTTGACGGGTAGCAGGACTAATGATTTTACTACGCTCACTGTCTCTTGTACGATCTTCCGCGCTCCAAACTCCATAATATATCCTTTCATATTCATCCCACTTGGTTTCATAGTTAGAGTCTCTCCAGTCTCTCCACTTGTCACAGTGGTCAACCACGAAAGCTACTAACTCCTTATCACTTTGAGTGACTACTTCTTCTTCCTCGGTAGTGAATTCTGTGTCCATACTATACTGTTCAGCCATATTATTTTCCTGGTTTAAATTTTTCTAGTGGAGTACCTTTTTTATAATTCTTTGCATAATTTAATGCTTCAGTATCTGTCTTAAACTCTTTATAGTTTCCTGTACGCAAAGCAAGGTCTGCAGCATTTCTAAAATCTTTAAATTCATATAGTTCATTACTAAAAGGCATGAACTGAATCATAGGAAAAGCAATAAACTTTCCGTTTACTTCGGTATTAGCCATCTTATGCGTAGAAAACGTACCATCTTTGTTTTGAATGTAAGAGTACTTTTGTGGATTGTTTATCCTATCTATAAATTCAGGTACGTTTTTATCCATATTAATATCCTGATATAATGTCTAAGGGTTCGTAATCTTCATCAAAATCATCTTCAAAGTAAACTGCTGCATTTGCTATACTTGCTATTAAACTAACTGAGTCAACCATGTCATCATGCACACCAGTTGTAGGAAAATTAAGTAATTCTTCTTTAAACTCTCTTACCCATTCTCCATCACAGAGTTCTACCTGCCTGTGTTCAAACCTACCTTGCAACGCACCTACAACTCTGTCTACTTTACTTTTATTGCCTAACGCTATTTCTTCTATTCTGGGGTATACACCTTGCTTTAACATCATCTCTGTTAAGTAAGGTAATACTGCTCTCATTAAAGAACCTTTTTCTATTCCAATTACTTGAATGTCGTATAATTGGACATGATTTAAGATTCTCTCGCATACCTCTTTAATGTCCCACCTTCCTGCGTCAACCTTGTCTACCCACCACTTATTGTCATCACCTACTTTGACAATAGCTATAGACGTTTGGTCTAAGTACTTCTTCTTGTTACTGGCTTGCTTAGACACGTTCTCAAAACCTGCCAAGTCCACAGCCATGTAGTAAGTACCGTGCTCTGGCTCATCGTCTTTATCCTTTACTACCACCCAGTCTTCTTTAAATATGTCTGACTGTGGTGCTTCAAAACTAGCCATGAACTCCTGCCTGTATGCAAACGTAGACATGGTGTTCTTTGCTACATTAATCTCTTCCTCGTCTAACAGTGGGTTATCAAAACTAGTAAAGTGCCAGGACTTCCAGTCTTTAGTTTCTGGTTTCTTACTCTGTCCCATCTTGTAGGTATCATAGAAGTGATTACGTCCCTTCGGTGTACCAATAAATATACATTGACCCTTCAAGTCAGCTAACGCTGGTCTAAGAATCTGCTCAAATACTGTAGGTTTAATATCTGCATACTCATCGAGTACAACAAACTTTAAAGCTACACCCCGCATCGTCTCTGGTCTGTCTGCTCCCTTTAACGATATCATCGAACCGTTAATTAACGTGACCTGCATATTGTTTATATGGCTACTTGCTATCACTGGGTGTCCTAACTCCAGTAACTGTTGCCACATAATGTCCCTAGCTTGCTGTTGCGTAGGGGCTACATACCACACATGACCCTTCTTAGCTTCTAACGCAGACACTATAAGTCTCCACGCTGCTAACATACTCTTACCTGTCCTACGACCAGCAGCTATAACCTTAAACCTAGACTCATCTGTCCAGACCTCCTGCTGCCAGGGTAGTAAACTAATCTTCAGGTCTGACATCTACAGTCTCGTATTCAATATCTTGTGGCTCTTCTATTACTTCAGCTTTCTTATCACCAACCATTGATATTTGTATGTTAACACTACCTCTACCTGCGTCTTTACCTTTCTCAAAGTAGGACATTGGCAGCACACGATCAATACACATCTTTAAGCAAGCAACTTGGTCTTTATCATCATCATTAAGTGCTTTACTAATGATAGTATTAATTACCGTCTCACCGCTTGTGGCTAACAGCCGCGCATGGAACTCTTTAATTCTCGCGGCTTCGCCTGGTGGTCTACCGACAACACCTCTTTTCTTTTTTGCTTCTACTTCTGTCTTTTTAGGTCTTCCGCGACCCCTTTTCTTAGGGACATTATCTTCATCAGACAAATGTTTATCCTTTTTACTTTGGTTTTTTGTTCATGTTCATTCTATATTTTCTTATCATTTTCATTTCTTGTGCGGATATTTGACCCAAACCTTTATTTGTCTTAGGTTTACGAGCTATTCTAGGTTTAGCTTTTTTTAACATCTCTAGTTCTTTTTTAGATACTTGACCTAGTCCTGTTAGTTCTTTTTTAGATACTTGACCTAAGCCTTTCATTTTTTTATATGGCATGTTAATCCTTATTTAGTTTATTAATATCTATGTAGGTTTAAGACATATCGTGATGGTGGTTTTTGTCCACAAGTTCTCTTAGTTTTACATAGAGACGATATTATAGCATACTTTTGTAAGTTTGTCAAGCATTTTTTAGTAGGGAACCTCTTCTTACTAGTTCTAAATGTCTATTTCACACTTCTATTTAGCTCTTTTTTGTTCTTAACGTAAAGTATTGATTCTAAAACTATAACTACTGCTTAAATATTAGTCAATTTATGTAGTATTTATCCTATTTTACTCTTTTTTGTGTCTGTTAAGGTACTAAATTAAACTCACCAGCCGCCCTGGACCCTCCCCCCAGGTGCAAAGTTATCCACAATCTGTCCACAGGCTACGAAGTTATCCACAAAGTATCCACAGCACTATTTTGGTGCATGTAAATGCTAATGAGAATGATTCGTATTCAGCGCGCACTATGTTGGTGCAAAAAGTCTAGGGATGCACTACTTTGGTGCCTGGGAAGTTATCCACAAAGTGTCCACAAGTTATCCACAATTTCATATAGTAAAAAAGAATGACTGCGCGGCAGCCTATAGAGACACAATAGAGAAGCTATAGAGACACAACAGAGAAGCTATAGAGACACAATAGAGACAAGCTAAAGCCGTTTATCTAGTGTTGTATAAATAAAACAGTTAAATATTTATTTACTTATATTTATTGACTAGGTTAAAAAAACAATAGTACTATTTCTCTGTCGCAAGAAACAAAGCAATTAATGACGCAATGCAACATAAACTAAAAGGGAATAAAATGAAAAGATATAACGAAATACTTAACGAATTAATGAATGATTCTATTGTCATAGATGTAGTTAAACGCAAAGCGACTGACGAAATGGCGTATTGTCTCCGCGCCTATGGTGCTGTTGGTAGTTTATTTGACGCTGTAGACGCAATGGACGCAATAGAACAATTAAAAGGAAAATAAAATGAAAAGATATGAAGCAGGCGATAGAGTAAAGGTTATAGGTCAGGACATTGTTGGTATTGTGTTGAGAGTACACTACGATACCAATGAAGTTGTGATTCAGGATGAGTATTCAGAATATGAAGCACCTAATGATCAGTTAGTTTATAGACACGATGAGTTTCAGTTGTTAGACAGCGAAGGTAAAGACAATGATTAAAGATTTTATATTTTATGTTCTACCACGAGCTTTTGTTATAACTGTTTGCGTGCATTATTTTTGTAACTTTATAAAGGGTTTATAGTCATGATGTTATTTTTATATAAAAGTAAAAAGGAATTAAAAGACGCCATTGGTGAAAAATTACGCTATCGTGAAACTTCTATTATGGTAGGTGATGAAAACATAGCTAACGGAAACATTACAGGCGCGAATAGACCCCATTTAACAGGCATAGGTAGAGAATTTTTTGCTACGGTCACACTAGAAAACAACATCATTAAAAAGGTTAAATAGTCATGATTACATTACTAACAAAACAAGCCGCAAAACTTAACAAGTCACAAAACGAAACTACATTAATGAGGATTCAATATCTAGAACCGGATTTTAAACCGGACCCAATAAAACACGCTAAAGGTATAACGCTATTTGGCGCGATGGTATGTCCGGCTGCTGGCAAGTGTCGCGAAGTATGCCTCACAAGGTCCGGACGTATGCGCATGACTAATGCTATAGAGGCAAGGTTAAAGAGAACAGAATATCCATATAGCAATCCTGATCTTTATCTAATGCAATTAAAAGGTGAAATTGCTAAAGAGTTAGCGAGCGCGACAAAGCAAAACAAAAAACTACAAATAAGGTTAAACGGGACTAGTGATCTAAATTTCAGAATGATTTATGAAGCTTTTCCAATGGTGCATTTTATCGAATACACGAAAAGAAAAGATTTAATCTTAAAGAATAGCGATTTACCAAATATTACCTACACGTTTAGCGATTCGGAAAAAGCTAAAGAATCAGTTTTAAAACGTGTTTCTTTTATGGGTATTAATGTTTCGGTAGTGTTTAAGGATAAATTGCCAAAACGATATAAAGGTTTAGAAGTAATTGATGGTGATGAACACGACAGAAGAAACGAAGATAAAAAAGGTGTAATTGTTGGTCTTAAATTTAAGGGATCAAAAGAAGATTTAGAAAAAGCAATTAACGCGGGTTTTGCGGTATGAGTGCTACATGCGATTTATGCGGTCAATTAGAAGACGAGCGCGCGCTTCAAATATACTGTAACGGGTGGTTATGTATTGACTGTTCTAGCTATTACACCGAAGAAGAGTTGACAGAACGCGGTTTTATTTTTGAAAACACAAAAAACGAAAGGTAACAAAATGAAAAAACACATAATAAGTTTATACGACTTTACAACAGAAGCCGTTAAACCGTGGGCGGAAGCTGGATATTCTTGTTTCTGTTATGACATACAACACGAAGAAACAGAACAAACAGAAATTTTTAAAAGTGGCGGAAGTATTACGAAAATTAAAATGGATCTACAAGAAACAGAAACACGGTTAAACCATGTGTTCTATCCATTTATTTTTGAATTGCTTAAACGTCATAGTTACAAAACAAAATTTTTATTTGGCTGGTGTCCATGCGATGACTTAGCAGTTAGTGGTAGTTCACACTTCAAGCGCAAGGTAGAAAAGAACCCACGTTTTCAAATTGAAGCGACAGAAAACGCAAAAGCCGTCGCTATGTTGGGCTCATTGTTGGAAGTCCCTTATTTAATAGAAAATCCTGTAAGCCGTCTCGCTACGCTATGGCGAAAACCTGACTATTATTTCCATCCTTTTGAGTATGGTGGTTATATTCCTGAATCTGAAGCAATCCACCCAAATTATCCGGACCATATTGCACCACGTGACGCCTACAGCAAAAAAACTTGTTTATGGACTAGTGGCGGTAATTTCGTCATGCCTGAAAAAAAGCCTGTAGAGTGTGAGACCTTCGGACAAAGCCGCCAGCATAGATTGTTAGGCGGTAAATCACTCAAGACCAAAAATATCAGAAGCGCGACTGCTAGAGGTTTTGCTAGAGCCGTTTTTGAAGCAAATAAAGGGAGTGTTTAACTATGAGAAATTTAATTTTATTATTGGTTTTTTTAAGCCTTATCCATGTTGGAGTTCTTGTTTATATGGTTTGGGGGTTATATGCGTTTTGAATATGTTATTCAGGTTTTAGGAAGTCGCGGCAATTACCTTAGCGCGGTTAAATTTGAAAACGAACAAAGCGCGCAAGACTTCATCAAAAAATATCTAAAATATAAGCCGCCAAATTATTGGCGATTAATGAAAAAAGAAGAAAACCTTTTACCCGCCTAAGCGGGTATTTTTTTGTTTGTCATAAACCCGTAACACTAAAAGAACATAATAAACAATCATAAAAACCTGGAATTTAAACGCATTTTAAGCCTTTCTAAGCCGTTTAAATTGTTTATAAGGGGTAGTACTATGGTTAAATTTTAAGTCGCTTAGAAGCTCTTAAAATCGTTTTAGCGCAAATCGTGATAGCGCACTATATTGGTGCATACTAAACGAGAATAATTCTCATTTGCATTTAGATGCACTATTTTGGTGCATAAAGTTATCCACAGACTTGTTCACATTTTTGATTTTGTTGGTTTGTGTAATTTTTCTGAAAAAGAGGTTTGGATTCTGAAAACCGTTTTTACGGGTAAATTTTTTTGAATTGCTCTGCGCTCACACGACCCTCAAAAACCTGGAATAGTTTTGTCAAGTGTTGAGTGTAAGTTTAGTGTATATTCCTGGGTAATAGGTACGATTAAAAATAAGTGTATGACATATAGTGGTAGAATTTGTTTTTGAAATAAAAAGTTTAGGGGGGGTTGACATGATTGTTTATTTTTGATCTAATACATGTGCTGGTTAACAAACAAGGAGAAAAAATGTTATATTTAGATGCAACACAAGAAATCGAAGAGTTGGAAGCCTGGGTGATCAACGATCCTATCAATGCTGATGATTATCGTGATCAGATTGAACAAGTTAAGAAAGAAAGTAAATGGTTTTTCACTATCGATGGTAGTATAGAGTCTGGTTGGGATACTTATGAAGCAGCAGAAGAAGCAATGAACGATTGGATGTTAGATCACAAACACGCAGACGCAACTGCAGATGTAGAAAGGTTATACTAATGAAAGATATGTCACCATTTCAGTGCGGTCAGGAAGATTCATTCTTTAATCGTAAACTTAACCCTCATATGATCGAAGACGGAGTGATACATACTTTGTCTGAGGTAGAGTTAATTAAGCAGTACATCGAGGGTTACGTCGATTCGGAGGAGTTTTATGAAGGTTGTTGAGTTACTAGATCATATGGGATCGGACCTTACTGTTGTCAACGCGGCTAGAGTTAGTTTTAATAAACAACACGACACAGTTCAAAAAGGAGATTTTAATTTAATTAAGTATTTAGCAAAGCATCACCACTGGTCACCATTTGCTCACTGTTTTGTGCAATTTAGAATCAAAGCTCCTATCTTTGTTGCAAGACAGCTTGGGAAGCATCAGGTGGGTCTGTGCTGGAATGAAATAAGTAGAAGGTATGTCAACTATGACCCAGAGTTCTGGACGGCTCAGGAGGGCTTTAGAGCCGTTACAGCAGATAAGAAGCAAGGGTCTGGTGGTCTATCACCGTTTAACCAAGAAGCTAAGGACATTCAGAACAGGATACACCGCTCTTGTCTCGCAGCATATCAAGACATGTTAAAGATAGGTATATGTGAGGAACAAGCCAGGACTGTTCTACCGCAGTCAATGATGACCGAGTGGTTTTGGTCTGGTAGTTTATTCTCTTTTTCAAGAGTATGTAATTTAAGAATGTCTGAGGATTCACAGAAAGAAACTAAAGAAATAGCTGTACAAATAGATAAAGAGTGTGCTAAACTTTATCCACACTCTTGGAAAGCACTTACTTTTAATTACGAAATAGGAGAAGGATAAATGTTTGAGATAGAACATACTGATGTGTTTAAGACCATTAAAAACCATTTGATTAATGAAAAAGGATTAGAATCATGCGATGTATTTCATGCGACTCGTTACTTACAGAATTTGAATCAACAAGAAGATCAGGAAGAACAAATGAATTTCTTGACATCTGCTCCAGATGCTTATACGATGTCGAAGACGATATAACAGTAATTGATCGTTTAGATTTAAAACATGCTTCAGACGAGATGTATCACGGTGTCGAAGAGCTTGACTTTGGTAGTTTAACTTTTACAAATGATTTTAAAGAGGAGTTTGAATAATGGATGACGAATATTATGATAGAGATGGACATGACGATGGTCAGTTCTTTGCAGATACCGAGGAAGAAGCTCATTTTTTCTCTGTAATCTACGACTTCATTGGATTGATGGATATCTATTCACCTGAGTTAGTCATGAAGTGCGTGGATAAGATAAAACAGAAAGAAGAAGTTACTCTTAATAGTATTAATTAGTTATTTATTATTATATGGTTATAAGTTCTAATAAGATCTTATAAGAACTAATTAGTTTTTAGGGTATTACTTTTATAAGGATTTGTCAATGGGTACACAATTAAAAGCGCATCAACCGTGTTCTTGTGGATCGTCAGATGGTAGGACGTACTACGATTGGGGTTGGTTGTGCTATGTCTGTAAGGAAAGCCACTCAGAGGCTCACCACAAGGACGGAAAGGTAAACATGAGTAATGTATCAGATATTCAAAAGAAAGCCAGTACAGCGTCTTTTAAGCCTCCTGGAGAGGATGCTATAGCTCGTTCCATGACTGAAAGAGGTATATCAAGAGCAACTTGTGAGACTTACGGTGTTGTTTCTGACGGTAATGAGTATTGGTTTCCATACACAAATGCTGATGATAAGGTTGTTGCTTATAAGAAGCGCGGAGTGGAAGAAAAGAAGTTCTCGATCACAGGTGACTGGAAAGGAGCTAGGTTATTTGGTCAGCAGCTTTTTGGTAAAGGATCGTCACGCTTTGTGACTTTGGTAGAGGGCGAGGGTGATTGCTTAGCAGCCTATCAAATGATGGGTAGTAAATATGCGTGTGTCTCTATTCGTAATGGTGCGGCTAGTGCAATTACAGACGCTCAGACTCATTATGAGTGGCTTGATAGCTTTGAGAACATTGTCGTTTGTATGGACAATGATGATCAAGGTAAAGCTGCCGCTAAACAGTTATCTGAGTTGTTTGGTGCTAAAGCTAAGATAGTTAAGTTCCCAGACAATATGAAAGATGCTTGTGACTTTCTTGCACAACAAGAAGAGAAAAAGTTTCTTGAGTATTGGTGGGCGGCAGAGCGTTTTGTCCCAGACGGTATTGTTGACGGGTCATCTCTCTGGGATGAGGTATCTAAACCCATAGAGAAAAGCCTAGTTGATTATCCTTTTGCTGGTATTAATAAACTGACTTACGGTGTCAGGGATAGTGAGTTAGTTACAATTACTGCTGGTTCAGGTTTAGGTAAATCTCAGTTTGTTAGAGAGATAGTTTATCATGTGTTAAACAATACTGAAGACAACATAGGCTTAATGTTCCTGGAAGAGTCAACTAAGAAAACAGCTAGGTCTTTAATGTCGTTACATGCTAACAAACCTTTACACTTACCTGATGTTGAGTGTGATCCTGAGTTGTTACGTGAATCCTTCGATGCTACATTAGGAACAGGCAGATTGTTTCTTTTTGATCACTTTGGTTCTACAAGCACTCAGAATATTTTGAGCCGTATAAAATACATGGCTAAAGCTTTACATACTCGGTATGTGTTTTTGGATCACATAAGCATAGTAATTTCAGCGCAAGGTGAAGGAGACGAACGTAAAGCAATAGACGAGATGATGACTAGGCTCAGGATGCTTTGTCAAGAAACTGGTATTTGTTTGTTCATTGTTTCTCACCTTAAACGTCCTGAAGGTAAAGGTCATGAGGAAGGCACTGCCACAAGTTTGTCACAATTACGCGGCTCTGGTTCTATTGCTCAGTTGAGTGATATTGTCATAGGACTAGAACGTAATGGTCAGCACGAAGACCCTATGGAACGTCACACCACCCATGTCCGAATACTAAAGAACAGGTTTTCTGGACTTACCGGACCTGCAGGGCGGTTACTGTATGACTTAGAATATGGTAGGATGGTGCAACGTCACGATGAGGATGAATTATGAGAGAAATAATTATAGATGTTGAAACTAACAGTACAGCTACTCATATCTGGTGTGCTGTAACTAAAGACTTATCCACAGAGGAGGTTAATGTATGGACGGAAGCAGAAAAATTACAAAGTTATCTGGCAGAAGAAAGTATCTTGATTGGTCACAACATCGTAGGCTTCGATGCTCCAGTATTGAAGAAGCAGTGGACTTTGAATATCGACATACACCAGTTAAAAGATACACTCGTAATGTCAAGATTATTAAATCCAATACTCGAAAATGGTCATTCATTAAGAGCTTGGGGTCAACGACTGGGAAACTATAAAGATGATTTTAAAGACTTTGATGGTGGGC